TGCTAAATAAAGATATATTTGCCGTATAAGAGTGCCTGTCCAACGCATAAGTAGGTCATTTAAAGATATAAGCATGTCTTTTAAGGTTAATCCGTTAACCGATGACCTTATTGCGATTAAAAATCAGACTGCTATAGCTCGTTCTATTCGTAATCTAGTGCTTACTTCGCCTGGAGAGCGATTTTTTAATAATGAAGTAGGTTCCAGAGTAAATGAATTACTATTTGAGAATGTTGATGACCTTACTGCATCATCAGTAAAGAGTGAAATTGAAAATACAATCGAAAATTATGAACCTAGAGTTAAATTATTAAGCACAAAGGTATCTGCCAATCAAGATTCATATGAATTCGATGTTATTATCAATTATGAAATAGTTGGAATAGATGCACAATCACAACAGTTATCATTCGCATTACAACCAGCAAGATAATGCCCCTAGTTAATTTCGCAAATCTGGATTTTGACCAGATAAAAATATCAATTAAAGATTATCTTCGATCTAATTCTAATTTTACGGATTATGATTTTGAAGGATCTAACCTGTCAACTATAATTGATGTCCTTGCATATAATACTTACATCACTTCATACAATGCCAATATGGTATCGAATGAAGTTTTTATCGATAGTGCCACATTAAGAGAGAATGTTGTTTCACTAGCACGTAATATTGGTTACACTCCTTACTCAAAAAGAGCAGCACAGGCTAATATTTCCTTTTTTGTAGATACTTCTGACTATGTAGATATACCACAAACGATAACTTTAAATAAAGGAATTGTTGCATCGTCTAGTGCCTTTGCAAATGAGAGCTATACCTTTGCAATTCTAAATGACATCACTGTTCCTGTCTCAGATAATACAGCATCTTTCGATAATGTTGCAATTTATGAGGGAATATATCTTACACGTACTTTTACAGTAAATTCTTTTGATCCTGATCAGCGTTTTATTCTTGAAAATAGTGGAATTGACCTTTCTACACTTCGAGTTGTAGTTAAACCATCTCAATCTTCGACTGTTACCCGTAAATATATTCAATCTGATAGTTTATTTGACATTACAAGCGAATCTCCCATCTATTTTGTTCAAGAAGTAGAAGGTGAAAGGTATGAATTGATATTTGGAGACGGAATTTTTGGTAAAAAGTTAGAAGCACCTAGTTTTATTGAAGTTTCTTATCTTGTAACCAGTGGTGACCTTGCAAATGGCATTAATGATTTTAATTTTGCAGGAAAATTAACATCTTCACGAGATAATATTAGTATTAGCACGGGAGTTTCTCTAATCACAGCACTTAATAGTAGTTCTTTAGGTCAAAGTATAGAATCTATAGAATCTATTAAAAAATATGCGACTCGAATTTACTCATCTCAGAAAAGAGCTGTAACAACTGCTGATTTTGAAGCAATTATTCCTTCGTTATATACTGAAACTGACTCTGTTTCTGCTTTTGGAGGTGAAACTCTAAGTCCACCTCAATATGGAAAGGTTTTTGTAAGCATTAAACCTACAAATGGACCTTATTTGTCCAATCAGATCAAAAATAACATAAAAAGAGAGATTAAAAAATACTCTGTTTCTGGAATAGACGTAGAAATTACTGATTTGAAGTTTTTATATATTGAATTGAACATAACTGCGTATTATAACTCTAATTTAATCTCCTCTGGTGAAGATCTCGTGAGTCTCATTGCTGCGAATTTAAGAAAATATGCTAAATCAGCAGAATTGAACAAATTTGGGGCTAGATTTAAGTATAGTAAATTGTTATGTGTGATTGATAATAGCAGCGATGCGATAACTTCTAATATTACGACAGTTGTTATAAGAAGGGATCTCAGAGTATCGTTAAATAGTTTTGCGGAATACGAAATTTGTTTTGGAAACTGTATCTTTGTTAAGAGTTGCGATGGATTCAATATTAAGTCTTCTGGATTTAATGTAGATGGAATTGCTGGTGTGGTATATCTTACGGATAAACCAGATGCTGGATCTACCGAAACTGGTCAAATTATGTTGATACAATTAGAAGCTTCTAATCAAGCAAAAATTATTAAAAAATCAATTGGAACGATTGATTATAAAAAGGGTGAAATTAAACTTTCACCGATTAACATAACTAATACCGTAGTTAATAAAGGATTCCCTCTTGTTGAAATTTCAGGTTCTCCTTGTTCTAATGATGTTTTAGGTCTTCATGATCTTTATGTTCAATTAGATCTTAATAATACAATTATTAATGGTATATCTGATGCTGATAATTTAGATTCAGCGGCTTCAAGTTATGCCAATGGTAGTTTGGTTAGAGGTCAAAAAGTAATTCCAGGTTCTACTACTTGTGATACTCCTGATGACACTGTATTCACTGCTAATGGTGCTACAGTTGCCTCTACAACCGCCTCCAGTGCTTCTACAACAGCAGCAACAACCACTGCGACTACAAACACATCTTCTTATTAATATCGCAAGATGATATCAACAGATCTTCAAAGAGTACAGATTCAAAATATAGTTGAGAATCAACTCCCTTCTTTTGTACAAGAGGATTTTCCTTTATTGGGAGAGTTTCTGAAAGAGTACTATACTTCGCAAGAATATCCTGGAGCTTCTGCTGACGTAATTCAGAATATAGATGAATATTTAAAATTAGAATCTTTAACTAATAATCAGAATGAGACAGAATTAGGAAGTGCGATTGGATATCAAGATACTACAATTACAGTTACCTTTGATCTTAATAAAAGTATTTTTGGAACATATCAGTTTCCTGATAGAGATGGTTTAATACAAATCGATAATGAAATAATATTATATAAAGAAAAAACTAATACTACCTTTACAGGATGTGTAAGAGGATTTAGTGGGGTTACATCATATGGCACAGCTGATCAATTAACTTTTTCGGAATCAGAGATTAATCCTCATGCAAAAGGAAGTAAGGTTACAAATTTAAGTGCTTTACTTTTTAACAAATTTTTATTAAAACTGAAGAATCAAATTTCTCCAGGATTTGAAGATAGGACTTTAGATGCTGATCTCAATCAAAGGATATTCATTTCAAAATCAAAAGATTTTTATCAGACTAAAGGCACTGATGAATCTTATAATATTCTTTTTCGTGCTTTGTATGGTGAGAAAGTAGATGTAATAAAACCCAGAGAGTTTCTTTTTAGACCTTCTGATGCTGATTATAGAGTAACGAAGGATTTAGTAGTAGAATCTATTGAGGGAGATCCTCTTGATTTATTAAATAGTACTCTCTATCAAGATTCAGCACATTTTGGTGATCACTATTGTTTAGATGCAGCTTATGCTCCTATTAGTGGAGTAGAAAAAATCTCCATTGGTAATTCCGATTTTTATAAATTAAATCTTGATTATGGTTATGCTAGAGATGTTCCCCTTAAAGGAAGTGTATATGGAGAATTTATAGTTCATCCTAATACAAAAGTAATAACAGAAGTATCCATAGGTTCAAGTGTAATAGATGTCGATTCTACCATAGGTTTTCCTGAGGCAGGGGAATTGTATGCAATCTATGGAACAGGTGTTACAGGAATATTAACTTATAGATCTAAATCTATAAATCAATTCTTTGAGGTGGGTTTAGCTAACACTACAACAATTGGTGTTACAACTACTATTGATTCAAAAGAAAATATTCGATTAAATACTGATGTTTATGGATATGTGGGACTAGGAACTACTACTAGAGTTTCTATGAGGGTAACTGGAGTTTTAGCGGATTTGGAAATTCCAGATAATACTTATTATTTTGATAACAATGATACGGTTTCGATAAAGTCTTTAGGAATAACCACTTCAAGTCCTAAGACTGAAAACTGGTTTTATAATGTATCTACAAAATATGATGTAGAAACTATAACTTTAGTTGATGCTTCTGATTTTACTTATACTTTAGTTACCTACGCTAAAAATAACTTTAGATTGGGAGATGAAGTTACTGTTATTGATTCTTTAGCTAATACTAAAGATTCGGTTGTAAATGAAGTTATAAGTGACTATAGTTTCTCTATCAAGGGACAAGGAGAAATTGCAAGTGCCAAATATACTGTTGAAAGAAAAATATTAAGAGCAAATGTAAAAACATCTTTAACTGATTATTCTTATATTGATAATTATTTTGCTAATGTTCAGAATACTTATGTAAAATTTAATCAGGATCTTTTAGTAGCATCTTCTTCTATTCCAAATTATCATAATTCTCCTTTAGATTTTTATGATAGAAAAATTACATTAAATGGAGAATATAGTGGAGATACATTTGAGATCTTAACTGTTAATGATCATGGATATTATACGGGAGATGCAGTTTACTATAATCCTTACAATATAGAGACCAAAGACTTTTTAGGAAATATTACCAAGGTGGTTAGTAAGTTTCCAGAAATGGAAGAGGGGATTTTCTTTGTAAAAAGATTGACTCAAAACACATTTCAACTTGCTACAAGTCCAGCTAACATATCTAATAATTCATTTGTTTCAGTATCTGGTATTGTAACTTCTAATACCTTAGAATATGTTGATTTTCATAATAAAGATGTTGATCATCAACTTTTAATCAAAGAAATAAAAAATCCAATTAATGAGGATGGAGATTTTATTACTGGGCCAGGAAATAGGACTGGTATCCTTGTTAATGGTGTGGAGATTTTAAATTATAAGTCTACGGAGGCAGTTTATTATGGAAATATTAAAGATATTGATATAGCATCCGAAGGAATAGGTTATGATGTTATAAATCCTCCCGTTTTACATATTTCTGATAATGTTGGAACAGGTGCAACTGGTATTTGTGCTGTTGAAGGAGCTTTAATAGGAATTGATATCACTGATCCTGGTTTTGATTATGTTTCTAAACCAACTCTTACTATAAGTGGGGGTAATGGTGAAGGAGCAAGAGCGAGTGTTAATACTAAAATGGTTGAACACTCGATTTCATTCAATGCTACTGCAGATTCTGCTCGTGTTGACATAACTGACAGCACTATTGGATTTTCTACCTATCATAAATTTAGAAATGGTGAAAAAGTCATTTATAAGACATTTGGACAAACTGCTGTTGGAGGAATTTCAACAGATGCAGTGTATTATGTTCATACTGTAGGAGTATCCACTGTAAAACTTTATAAATCAGAAACTGAAGCAGTAAACGTTGGTTTAAATACTGTAATCTTATCTGGTTTTGGAGTTGGTGTCCATAATCTCCAATCTTTTGATAAAAAGCAGATTGTATCTAATATTATAGTTGATAATCAAGGTTCTGGATATCAAAATAAGAAAAGAACCATAATTTCCGCAACAGGAATTAATACGGCTCTTAATCAAATCAATATTAATGATCATGGATACGAATCTGGTGAAATTATCCAATATTCATATAATGTTGATCAAATTACTGGAATTAATTCAAATACCAATTATGTTGTTACTGAAGTTGATCCAAATAATTTTAAATTATCAAGTGTAGGAGTTGGAACTACAACTAAGTTCTTATATTATGAAACAGAGCAATATATTGATTTAAATGTTGCTGGTTTAGGTACTGGAACTCATACTTTTAACTATGAACCAATTACCGTAACTCTAACTGGTGAAATTGGAGTTATTACTGCCACAGGACAAGATTTCCAAGCAAAACTTCAACCTTTGTTTAAAGGATCTCTTAATTCCGTCCAAGTGACCAATCAAGGGTCTTCTTATGGTTCTGCAGATATTATAAACTATGATCGCCAACCATTATTGACTCTTAAAAATGGATCTGGTGCAGAAATTACTCCAATTATCAATAATGGTAAAATAGTTGAAGTTCAAGTCGATAATCAAGGTGAAGGTTATAATGCACCTCCTAATTTAGTCATTACTGCTAATCAAGGTAATTATGGAAAGTTAGTTCCGATTATTAATGATGGAAAAATCACTAGTGTAAGAATTGACAACCCTGGAATAGGTTATACAGGTAGTGTTGGAGTGGCTGTAACAACTGATGCTTCTAATGGAAAATTAAGAGCAAAACTTCAAACTTGGACAGTTAATTTGTTCCAAAAATACGTCGATATCATTTCGGAAGATGATGGAATTTTAGAGGCAGCAGAAAATTCCGAATTTGGCATAGAATACACTCATTTATATGCTCCTCGTAAATTAAGAGAATCTGTATATGTAAGAGATCAAGATAATAACATAAAATATGGATTATTGGATTTACAAAAAATTGATGGTGAAGAAGTTGCTGCAGAATATCATTCACCTATCATTGGATGGGCATATGATGGAAATCCTATTTACGGTCCATATGGATATGAAACACAAACTGGTGGATTCGTTAAAGCTATGGAATCTGGTTACAAACCAGTAACTGCTGCAAATAGACCTCCATTATCAGATTTTCCACAAGGATTTTTTGTGGAAGATTTTGCATTTAATAATTCAGGGGATTTGGATGAACATAATGGTCGTTTTTGCATAACTCCTGATTATCCTAATGGAGTTTATGCATACTTCTCAACTATCAATCCTACAAGTATTGAAAATGCAGGTGCTTTTAATAGGTATAGAAAACCTGAGTTTCCATATTTAATTGGAAATTCATTTAAGTCTAAACCCAATAGTTTTAATTATGATGTAAACATAGATCAAAAATCTTATGATTTAAATACTACAGATTATTTTAGAAATACCACTCCATATTCTTTGACTAAGGAGTATGCCTCTTATGATTTCTTATATCAACCAAATAAAGAAAGAGAACAGTTAATAGATATAAATTTAGTTTCCACTGGATCTATTGATAATGTTGGTATTTTAACTGGAGGAAATAATTATAAAGTTAATGATACTATTAATTTTGAATACATCGATGAAAACCAAAGAGCTAAAGGAACAGTTTCTAAGGTAGGGGGAAAAGTAGTTACCAATATTAGTGTTGCAAGTAGCACTGTATACGATTTAGAAATTTCTCCATATGATGTTGATGGACAATACATCGCATTTTCCACCTCTCCTCATAATTTTACTAATTTAAATTTAGTTTCTTTATCTGGATTTAATACCTCTGTTGATTCACTTCAAGGAAGTTTTAATATTGGAGTAAAGACTGAAAGTGTTTTATTAGCGGGAGCAGCCACAACTATTGGAGTAACTGGAATAGTAACCTATTTTGGAATATCAGGATCACTTTCTAATGATCTTTTATCGATTAGAGAAAATGATATTCTAGGAATTGGAACAGAGACAATAAAAGTTCTTCAAGTTGATAGATTAAATTCTAGACTAAGAGTTCTCAGAGCTCAAGAAAGCACGATGGGAAGTGCTCATACTGCTGGATCTGTAATAACTGAAGACTCTAGAAAATTTACATTTAATTCAACTCCAGAAAATAATGTAAAGTTTGAATTAAATAAGGAAATTTACTTTGAACCAAAGGAAGCATTAGGCATTGGAACTCTTACGGGAGTTGGAATTGGAACTACTATTTCATTCTCTAATCCTGGTGCAGGTATCACTCAAATATTCATTCAAACAGAAGCAATTTATCTTCCCAATCATGATTTAAAAACTGGTGATATTGTTAACTATAAAACTAATACTGGTGATGCTATAGGAGTTTCTACCGATGGTATTACATTGTATAATCTTCCAACTGATGCTCCTCTGTATGTTGGAAAAATTTCTAATGATTTAGTTGGAATTCAGACTTTCCAAGTTGGTATTGGAAGCACTGGTACATTTGTAGGTATTGCAAGCACTAGTGTCAATAGAGGATTATTGAGATTGACGGGAATTGGTACAGGAGTATACCATAGTTTTAAAACAGTCAAGAATAATGTAGTTAATGCAGAAGGTAATAAGAATACTGTTACTGTTGCTACTGCTTCTACACACGGCTTGAAATTTAAAGATAATGTAACTATTGATGTTCAACCTGGAATTGGCACTACAGTTACAGTTAAGTATAATGACTTTAATAGAAGAATAGTATTTGATCCAAAATCATTTGTGGCAGGTAATGTTGATACCACTGCAAATACGATTGAGATTACAAATCATGGATTGAATAGTGGTGATAAAGTAATTCATACAGCTGCAACTGCTTCTGGTGGATTGGAAGATGAAAAGATGTATTATATCTTTAAATATTCTACCAGCAAAGTTAAATTATGTTTGAGTAAATATCAATCTGAACAATTTGAACCTGAAGTTGTAAATATAACTTCTGCATCTGCTGGAACTTTATCTCCTATTAATCCTTTAACTAATCTTTATAAGAACAATAGTGTAAGGTTTGATTTATCAGATCCTTCATTAGCTAGTTTTGTTGGGGTATCTTCTTATTCTGCTTTTGATCTTAATCTTTATACTGATGTTAAATTTGAAAATGAGTTTTATTCTACATCTTCTACTAACACTTTTGAAGTATCAAAAACAGGAAAAGTTGGCATTAGTACAAATGCATCATTAACATTAAGTGTTAGTAAAGATTTACCCAAAATATTATATTATAAGTTTACTCCTATTAACGAAACTTTAATTACCGAAAGTAAGAAAGGAATTGTTATTGATAAAGAGATAGAAGGATATAATCAAATTGGTATTGAGGATAGTGTATATTCAGGAACTTTTGAAGTAATAGGAATAGGAACTACTACGACATTTAGTTATAATTTATCAAATCGTCCTGAAAGACCTTCTTATAGTGAATCTGAATCATTACTAGAATATGCAACAGATTCTAGCACTGCATATGGTGCGATTTCCGATATTACAGTAAAATATAAAGGAAGTGGTTATGATGAAATAGTTGGAGTTTCTTCTATCAATACTGGACTAGGAACTGAAGCTATTTTAGAACCTTCTAGTAAAGATATTGGTAAAATACTTTCCACTAAAATTGAAAATATTGGATTTAATTATTCTGCTGATAATACAGTAAGACCTGTTGCTAATCTTCCTGAAATATTACAAATTGAATCATTAACATCTTTTGAAGAAATTGGAATTAGTTCTGCTGGTAAAAACTATACAATAGCACCTAACTTGATAGTTCTTGATGGATTTACTGGTAAGCAAGTAAAAGATGTTGATTTAGAATATCATATTGGTGATCAGAAAGTTACTATTTTACAAAATACCAAGGGAATGTATAATACTCCTCCCTCTATTATACCCACAGCTAATGTAAATGGAATTGGTATTAATACAATCACTTATGACTCTAGCACTCAAGATGTAACTATTGGTTTAAATACTGCGTTTAGTGATGCTATTGACGTTCCTTTCTCAGTCGGTGATAAGGTTCTCATTGAAAATGTAAGTGTTGGTGTAGGTACTACTGGATATGGATATAATTCTTCTAAGTACGAATATTCTCTCTTTACTTTAACTGATGTTAATATTCCTCTTGGAGGAACCAATGTTGGATTCGTTACTTACAGTTTAGCGGGACTTTTACCAGAGAATGCATATCCTGGTAATCAAGATGTTTTAAACTCGGCTGGAATAATTATCCCTCAAAAATATTTCCCTCAGTTTGATATTAAACTTAAAAAGAATAATTTCATTGAAGGTGAGCAAGTTAAATCAGGAAATAAAGTTGGAAAGGTTGAAAGTTGGAATAATAAAAATGAAAGTTTAAAAATATCTTCATCAGATGAGTTTGATGTTGGAGATTTAATTGAAGGTACGACTTCTAGAACTGAAGGAACTATAGAGTCTAAAATTAATTTTGAATCTGCTATTAATATCGATGCGGGATCAGTGGTTAAGAAAGGATGGCAAAGAGAGACAGGCTTCCTTAATGATACTCTTCAAAGATTACCTGATAATTTCTATTATCAAAACTTCTCTTATTCTTTAAAATCTAAAGTATCTTTAGATAAGTGGGATGATGCAGTAAGTAAATTAAACCATCCTGGTGGATTTTTAAAATTTAGTGATTTACTCATAGAATCTGATTCTGCTCCTGTTCCTACTTCTGCGAAAGATAGTGATTTAGTAGCCTTTATTGATGCTATTGGAGTAGTAGATGTAAATTGTTATCCAAGTTTTGATTTGGTTACAGAAAATTCTTTGAATATTAGTGATACTGAAAATTTATCAAATCAAATTTATTTTAATTCTAAAATTTTAACTGATTATTATGAATCAGTTGGTAATAGGGTATTGACTATTGATGATTTTAGCACTTCTTTTAATAGTGATCCTAGACCTACAAGGTTCTCCGTTGTTGATGAATTCCCTGCTACTCAACGTTCTAAAAAATTCCTTACTCTAGTTAAAGATAAGACCTTTACTGGCGAACGTCAGACAATGTTGGTTTCTCTTTTACAGAATGGAGTTAGGGGTTATATTAATCAATATGGTAGAGTAGAGTCAGTTCTTGATTTAGGAAGTTTTGATTTTACTATAAGTGGTAATAATGGACAACTTCTATTTTATCCAACCAAATATACTGTTAATAATTATAATGTAAGCACGGTTAGTTTTGATATAATTGGTTTTGCTAATACCACGGGTATTGGTTCAACAACTCTGGGTAATTTTGTTAATATTAATTCTACTCAAACTGCTGTCCCAACAGGAACGGCTACTACAATTGTTGGAATTGCTTCGACATATAGAAGTTCAAAAGTTCTGGTTCAGATCAATGCAGATAATGGAAGAATGGAATATGATGAACTTAATATTCTTCATGATGGAACTAATGTTGATCTTCTTGAATATGGTCAGATCACAACTGATGATAATAGTTATGGAGGAGGAAGTGGATTAGGAACATATACTGCTTCCATGGCTACAGGAGATATAATAGTACAGTTTGTTCCCCATACAGGTATTGCAGCATCTGTAGATACCATAAGAGTTTCCATAGCAGATACTGCTTCAGGAAGCACAGGAATTGGAACTCAATTCTTGGGTATTGGTGATAACGATATAGCATTTATAGATTCTACTTATACATCTATAAATGCTTCAGGTTCTCCTACCGAGAATGTTATTGCTCAATATGATATCAATAATACTGTAGAAACTAATGATCATAATGCTGCTTATTATATTCTTAGTGTAGAAGATGTTACAAATAGTCGATATGAAATGTCCGAAGTTATCGTTTTAAACGATAGTTCAGAAACTTATATAACTGAATATGGAAACATCACTAGTGTTGCAGGATTAGGAACAGTTGGTGCTGCCGTGTCATCTAATTATGTAAATCTTTATTATACTCCTAATCCAAGCACTCATGTTCAAGTTCGTGTTTTCCAGATGAGTTTGCAGATTGCTGCAGAAAATTCGGCTATCACTTCTGTAGATGAAATTGATCTTACTAATGCATCAATCAATTGTGGATTTGGTGAGTATGAAGGAACTGAGATTGATGTTCTTAGAGCATTTAATTTAACTCATGATGGAAGAAATATATTTGCAAGAGAATTTGATGGTAGTGATTCTACTGTAGTAGACTTAACAGCGAATAGCGTTACAATTCCAGAGCACTTCTTTGTAAGTGGTGAAGAAGTTACTTATAGTGCTACTGGTGATAGTAGTCCTATTGGAATTGCCACAACCACCATTACAGGTATTGGTACTACAACTCTTCTCCCCTCTACATTATTTGCTATTAAGATAGATGAGACTACTCTTAAGTTTGCTAAGACTGCAGAAGATGCATTAAAGACTATTCCTAATGAAATACATCTATCAGCAGTTGGTACAGGGGCAGCTCATACTATAACTGCACATAATCAAAATACTAAGTGTTTAATTGGTCTGGATAATGCAATTCAACAACCGATTGTTTCTACTGCTGTTACGACTGGATTAGCTAACCTCATGGGAATCGCTGATGTGGTAATAAAATCTACAGGAGTTACATCTATTTTTGGTGGAGATTTACTTAAGATTAATGAAGAAATAATGAAGGTTAATACTGTAGGATATGGCAGTACTAATCATATTCTCGTTGACCGTCAATGGATGGGAACAGGATTGGGAATTCATACTGCAAATTCTTTAATTACTAAAGTTACAGGGGATTATAATATTATTGAGAATACTCTTAACTTTGTTACCGCACCTCAAGGCCCTACTCCCATAAGTTCTACAACGAATGAACCTGATAGTAGAGATTGGGTAGGAATTACTACATTCTCTACCTTCCAAGGAAGAACCTTTATGAGAAGAGCAGCTGTAAATAGTAGTAATAGACCTTATACATCAAACCAAGTTTTTGATGATATATCCGAAGGATTTACGGGAGTCGGTAAAACATTTACTTTAAAATCAGATGGTTCCAATGCAGTGGGATTCTCTACGAATAATGGAGTTATTCTTATTAATGGAATATTCCAAGGACCAACTGGCACATTATTAGAAGATCAGGATTACACTTTATCTGAAGGTTCAGGAATTACGACTATTACATTTACAGGAACAGCAACTTCTCTTGCCAGTGATCCTAACAACTCTAATATTCCTGTTGGTGGTGTGGTTGCATCGGTTGGTTCTACTGGTGGTCTGGGATATCAACCACTTGTTGCTGCTGGTGGAACTGCAATTGTTTCTGCTGCTGGAACGGTTTCTTCTATTAGTATCGGTAATAGTGGATCAGGATATAGAATAGGAGTTCAGACAACTGTTAATGTTGCTATTCAAACAGGAACAAATACTCAACCACAATTAATTGGTATTGGTACTGCTGCAATTACTGATGGACATATCACAGGAATAGCAATTACGAACGGTCAAGTCATTTATATACCTAGAGCCGTCTATGATGTTGGTTATACCTCTACAACTGGTATCACAACGATCACTACAACGACAGCCCACGGTCTTGCAATAGGGCAAGAAGTCAAGTTAGCAGGAATTGCATTCACATGCGATTACCTCCCTGCTGTGGGCGTTAATAGTGCCATATACGACAATACTACAGGTATCATGACAGTCACCACATCTAGTGCTCATGGATTGTCTGTGAGTGGTAAAGCGAGTGATGTGGTGCTTACTGGATTAGCATTTACTTGTGCATTAGATGATGGAGCAACTACTCATTTATATCCAAGAACTAGTGATCCTGCTTATGGAGGAACACCTGTTACTGGCGTTGCAAGTGCCACTCAATTTACGATAAATGCAGGTGTCTCAACTGTTCCTACATTCTATGCATCAGGTGGTACAATACAACCTGCCTTGATAGCACCTAGAGACATCAATAATTCTGATAGTGGAACTGATCCTGCTGCTAGTGGATCCACAATATTAACTGTTGGTAATACTACATCCTTTACTATTAATAGTGGTGTTTCCACAAGAGCACATTTCTATTCTAGAGGTGGAACAGTTAATAGACAAATGGATGTTGTAATTGATGAACCACTTGGATATACTAATATCCCTCTAATTTATAGTGCTGATTCTACCGCAGGAATTGGAACACAAGCCACTGTTGATATTGTAGTTGGTCAAGGATCAAGTGTTACACAGTTTGAAATAAGAAATACTGGTTATGGATATCAAGATGCTCAAGTGTTGACAGTTCCTAAAATGGGAATCACTGGTATTCCTACGGATCCATCAAAAACTTTTGCAGAATTCCAAATTACAATACAGGATGTATCTACTGATTCATTTGCTGGTTGGACTTTTGGAGAACTTGAAGTTCTAGATAAGATTCAAAGTGAATTTAATGGAACTAAGAAAGTCTTTACTCTTAAGAAGGATGGATCCCCAATTACGATTAGAGCAAGAGAAGGATCTAATATTGATGTTCAATCAACTATCCTTGTATTCATTAATAATACTCTTCAAGTACCTGGTCAGGCTTACACTCTTACGAATGGAAGTATTTTAACATTCTCTGAAGCTCCTAAAGGACGTGAAACTGATGGATCATTTAATGGTGATACATGTAAAATTCTTTTCTATAAAGGAAGTGGTGATACTGATGTTGTATTCAATGACGTATTAGAAACCGTCAAGAAAGGAGATACTCTTCAGATTAAAGGAGATGGTGATCTTTGTTCTGATTCTATAGAAGAAGATAAGAGATTGGTGAAAGAAGTTGTATCTACTGATATTGTTGATACAAATGCTTATACTGGAGTAGGTATTAATGGAGATCCAAATTGTAAGAGAACGGTTACTTGGTGTAAACAGAGTGTTGATAAAATTATTAATGGACAAATAATTAGTAAGAGTCGTGAAGAGTTAGAGGCATTAATTAATCCTACTACATTTATTATTCAATCTGTAGGTGTTGGTTCGACTGTGATATTCGTAGAGAGTGTAAGAACATTCTTTGATCCTGATAATGAAAGTCAAACAACTACTAAGACTCAAAAGATTTCTATAACTTCTCAGGATAATATTGTTGGGGCTGCTGCAACTGCTGTTGTGTCTGCTGCTGGTACAATCTCTGCTGTTACAGTTAGTTTAGGTGGAACAGGATATACTGCTGCTCCTGATGTTATTATTGGTACTCCTGTTGGTTTAGGAACTACAACTAGAGCATCTGTTACATCTACTCTTACAGGAGATGCAGTCTCTGCTATTACAGTTGTTTCTCCTGGCACAGGATATACTAATACTTCTGTACCTGAAGTTCTTATTGAAGTTCCTTCAGTAACCAGAGAAATAAATGATTCATCTACTTATGAAGGTGACTTTGGAGAAATTGTAGGAGTCGGGACAACTTGTGTAGGTGTTGCATCTACAGGTATTGTATTTGATATGTACATTCCTACTAACTCATTCTTAAGAGATACTGATATAGTAGGAACTGCTGTTACAATCAGTGGCATCCAAACTGGTTACTACTTTACAATTTCTAATAGTAATATTGGAAATGGGGTAACCTCGATCTATCAAAATAGATCAGTCTTAGGAATAGGAACTACCTTCCTAGATAATGTATATGAAGTCGCTGCAGTTTCTGTTGCACAAACTTCAGTACCTGGTATTGCTAATACATATGTGGCTAGAGTAACGACTAGTGTTTCTAGTTTCAATTCATTATCTGGAGTGGGAGTAAGTGAGTTGTTTGGAAACTTCTCGTGGGGAAGAATAACTCTAGGTTCCAGACCTAGTACAGCAGTTACATCCTTTACCGCATATACGGAAAACGGATTTACTGGCATTTCTACATCAGCAGTGGTAAGTAGAGTTACCCCTCTAAAATCGGAAAATTATTCTAGTTAACAATCTTTGATAAATAAGTAAAAAAACTATCGCAAAATGGCTGCAATTATAACTGATCAACTTCGTATATTAAATACTAAAGATTTTC